TTTAAATATTTTATCCTTTGTTTCCCCAGTAGATCTATTTTCCAACGAAGGGGCCGCATACTAAATATGCTATGAATTTTAAATTTTGAAATATAACTAGTATGATTTTGTAGTCGTTAAATGTATTTACATCCTGGTAGCTGCCAAAATTTCAAAATAGTCCATGGTCTACTTGCCATGTTGTGTCGACTTCTGTGTATGTCAATAATTCTATTGATACATTTTTAGTTTTTAATGCTTCTTGAAACAGATCTCTTGTTTCATTAAAAACTTTTTCTCCTCTTGCGTAAGTAAAACGCAAGGCGTCGCTGAGATTGACGATCACTGCGTCCATTGGGTCTTGTCCTGTGCGGACCCAGTTAGTTAATTCCTGAATTGTTGTCATATCCATGGCCATTAACCAGTGATCTGGATAATTTGTGTGTTGTAAAAAGTGACACTTGAGAAATTGTAATTCATCAAGTTCTGTATACTTCATAATGCCTGTTTTTGCAGCATCAGTATATTCATATCCGAGCTCTTTCCAAATCTCTTGCTTTCTACTTGGTGTATAGTAGGGTCTTAATATATCAATTACTGAATCGACATTATCATCTCCCATTTTACACGTATATGTGTAATCAGCCCACATGTGTACTAAACTTCTCCAATTTGCAGAAATTAGTCCACCGATCTTAATGTAGGTGAATGTTTCGAGTATTTGTCGACTTTTCTTAATATCTTTTACAATTACTTCGATTATTTCTGGTGGTACAACATACTTTAATTTAGTATGTACTGCTGTTTGCATTGCATGATGTTCTTCTTTGGCATATTTATCATAATTTTTCCAAAATAATCCGAATATCTGAATGTCTTTAAGTATGTGTGCAATACTATTAAATAGTGCTGTGAAAAAATCCCCTGAAGGCATTCCCCAGAATACTAAATACATCATATTCCCACATATGTGAATACGGATTTTACATGCTTTTCCCAAAAGTAGTAATTTTCTTCCTAATTCAGCTATACCATCGGCACTGGAATCATTAAATCTCATGATATAAAATGATAATTCACTCATAAAGAATGCACAATCATCCCAATCATGAGGACCCATGTTTCCGTCCCAATTCTTGATGTCGCCATCAGTAAAATTCATACCTTTAGCTTTTAAATTTTGCACTAATGTTGAAACTTCTGGTCCAAACATGTTCA